GAACACTACTAAAACGTAAAATGTCTATAAGAAGACGTAAATCAATGGGAATAAAATAAAATGCCTTACGAAATTATTAACAGTAATCGCTCAAAATCAGTTGTTCGCGTTGTTGGTAACACCGCAACCCTTATGACTTTGTCTCAACTATCGTCAAACGTAAGTAACGAGACTGTTACAGGCGCTTCAATATCACAAGTATTTTCTACTTCTGACGGTACTTGGAATGTGTATCGCGGCAACGATGCCAGCGGCACTCTTGTTATGCAACTTAACGGCGAAAATGTATTACCTCTATCACAATCTGATATTGCGGTAGCTAATAACTCAACCGCAAATATCTACGTGACTAATAGTGGTACCGTGGGAACACTAATTATTCAACTAAGTAAAACAGCTACATACTTACGCGATGTAGATACAGGACAATTAATCTAAAATGAAACTTATTACAGAAAATATCGAAGACGTTAAGTATCTTACTGAATCGACAGAAAGCGGTAAAAAGCAACTTTTTATTGAAGGTCCTTTTTTAGTTGCTGACGAGCCTAATCGCAATCGTCGTATGTATAATTTGAACACTCTTAAAAAAGAAGTTGATAGGTATAATGAAGAATACGTTAAAACTAATCGTGCGTTAGGTGAGTTGGGTCATCCTGATACTCCTACACTTAATCTTGAGCGTGTATCGCACAAAATTGTATCATTGAAACAAGAAGGTAATAGATTTATCGGTCGTGCTTTAATTTTAGATACCCCATATGGTAACATTGTTAAGAATTTTATCGATTCTGGTGTTAACTTAGGAGTATCATCCCGTGGTATGGGTTCTGTCGTTCCTAGAAATGACGGTATCAATATTGTACAAGACGATTTTCGTCTTGCTACTGCCGCGGATATTGTAGCAGACCCATCTGCACCTGGTGCCTTTGTTAACGGCATTATGGAAGGCAAGGAATGGCTATTTGTCGAGGGTCGATTCGTAGAGGTCGACATAGAAAACGCAAAGCGTCAAATTATGAAAGCATCTCGCAAGGACATTGAGCACGTTGCTCTTGGCTTGTTTGAAGGCTTTTTACGAAAACTTTAATATTATAAATAATATAATATAAAAACAAAGGAGATTTACTAATGGCAACAAATAAACTTTTTGAAGCTGCCGCCGATATTCTAGCTAGAAGCAAATCATCTGCACCAGCAGAAGCTATGCCTAAACTAGATGGTGAAGGCTATGAAGATTTAGGTGGTCCAACACCTGAAAACTCTAAACCTGACGACGATTCAAATAAAATCCACGCAGGTAAAGGCGCTAAAGAAGCACCAAAACCAACAACAAAACCATCAGCAGCTTCAGCTAAAATGGAAGAAGCTGAAACAGAAGATGAAGTTATTGCTGAAGAAGATACAGAAACTTTGTCCCAAGATTTAAAAGACCAAGTTCAAGAAGATATCGAAGCTATGTTTGCTGACGATTCAACTATTTCTGAATCTTTCAAATCAAAAGCAACTACAATTTTTGAAGCACGTGTTTATGACCGTGTATCACAAATTCAAGAAGAAATTGAAACCCGCTATGCCGGTATGCTTGAAGAAGCTATCGATGCGGTTAAAACAGAATTGACTGAACAAGTTGATGACTACTTAAACTACGTAGTTGAACATTGGATTGAAGAAAACCAAATTGCAATCGAAAAAGGTCTACGCTCAGAATTGACTGAAGACTTTATTTCTGGTTTACGTAACTTATTTGCTGAACATTACATTGATGTTCCAGAAGATAAAGTTGATCTAGTGGAAGAGTTAGCAGTTAAAGTAGAAACACTAGAAGGTCAATTGAATGAAGAAATTGAACGTGGTATTTCATACAAGAAAGCTCTTGTTGAATCTACCAAAAACGAAATCTTGCATATTGTTTGTGAAGGTCTTACAACAACTCAAGTTGAAAAAGTCAGGTCACTCGTAGAGAGTGCAGAATTCTCCACAGCGGAAGAATACGCAGAAAAACTTGAAACTATTCGTGAGAACTACTTCCCTTCAGGCGTTAAAAAAGCTGAAGAAAATCAATTGCACGAAGAAATCTTGAATGATGGCACTACTAAGGCTCAATACATTGATCCATTTGTAGCCGCTGTTACAAACAACATTTCAAAAATTAACAGAAATAACTAAAACCCCAGGAGAAATATATGTACTTATCAGAAGATATTCAAAAGAAATGGCAACCTGTGTTAGAGCACAGCGACTTGCCAGAAATTAAAGACCCATATCGTAAAGCTGTTACAGCTTTAGTATTGGAAAACCAACAACAAGCTATGCTTAAAGAAGGCGGCATGCTTAACGAAACAGCACCAACCAACTCATTGGGTGGTACAGGCTTCTCAGGCGGTTCAACAGCTACTGGTCCAGTTGCTGGTTTTGATCCAATCTTGATCAGCTTAGTTCGTCGTTCATTACCTAACTTAATCGCTTACGATATCGCTGGTGTTCAACCAATGACTGGCCCTACAGGCTTGATTTTCGCAATGCGTTCAACAACAGGTACTGACCGCGATATCAACGCTGGTGCAGTAGAAGCTTTCTACAACGAAGCTAACACATCACACTCTGGTGCTGGTACACAAGCTGGCTTCTCATTAGCTGCTAACACTGCTTTAGGTAACGGTAACGTATTCGCTACTGCTCTTAACAGCGGTACAGGTATGGCTACATCAGTTGCTGAAGGTATCGACTTAGCTGAAATGGGCTTCTCAATCGAGAAAGTTTCTGTTACTGCTAAAACTCGTGGTTTGAAAGCAGCTTACTCAATGGAATTAGCACAAGACTTGAAAGCAGTTCACGGTCTTGACGCTGAAACTGAATTAGCTAACATCTTGTCAGCAGAAATCTTGGCTGAAATCAACCGTGAAGTTCTACGTACAATCTACACAGTAGCTAAAGTTGGTGCTCAAGTTGGTACAACTACTGCTGGTACATTTGACTTAGATACAGATTCTAACGGTCGTTGGATGGTAGAAAAAGTTAAAGGTTTAGCATTCCAAATCGAACGCGAAGCTAACACAATTGCTAAAACTACTCGTCGTGGTAAAGGTAACGTGTTAATCGTTTCTTCAGATGTTGCTTCTGCTTTAGCTATGTCAGGTATTCTTGACTATCAATCAGCTTTAGCTGGTCAAGTTAACTTAACTGTTGACGATACTGGTAACACATTTGCTGGTACTTTGTTTGGTCGTATCAAAGTGTATATCGATCCATATTTCCCAACAACTTCAACTTCAGAGTTTGCTGTTGTAGGTTATAAAGGTTCTAACGCTTATGATGCTGGTTTGTTCTATTGCCCATACGTTCCATTGCAAATGGTTCGTGCTGTAGATACAACTACATTCCAACCAAAAATCGGTTTCAAAACTCGTTACGGTCTAGTTGCTAACCCATTTGCCGAAGGTACTACACAAGGTACTGGTTTATTAACAGCTAAATCAAACGTTTACTACAGAGCATTTAAAATTTCCAACATAATGTAGGATTTGTAGTAAAATCAATAACTTACGATTAAAAATATAATATGTAAGTTAACTCAAAGAGAGAATCGAAAGGTTCTCTCTTTTTTATGTGTGTTACATAATATTAGAGAATTTAAATCTTATAAATATAGATATGATAAAACATAAACATCACATTATACCTAGACATGCAGGTGGTTCTGATGACCTATCAAATCTAATAGAATTAACTATAGAAGAACATGCTGAAGCGCATAGAATACTTTATGAACAACATGGTCGACAAGAAGATAGATGGGCTTGGTTAGGACTATCAGGTCAAATAGGTAAAGACGAAATGTTACGAGAAATTGCCATGTCTCAAAAAGGCAAAAAGAAACCTGAAGGATTCGGTGCTAAAGTTAGCGCATTTAGAAAAACGTTTAAATATAGCGAAGAATCTAAAAAGAAAATGAGTCTTTCTAAAAAAGGTAGAAAAGCCACAGGAAAACATTTAGAGCATCTTCAAAAATTGCATAAAGATAGAATAGGTAGACCACAATCAGAACATCAGAAAAAAGTTGTTGCTGAGATGAGACAGAAGACTTACAAAATAACTGACCCAAACGGTAATGAATTTGTAATTACAAATTTATCTAAATTTTGTAGAGAAAACAATTTAGACCAAGGTAACATGCATAAAGGACATGTTAAAGGTTGGTCTTGCATTAAAGTCTTATAAATACGCTTATGACAATCACAAATAGAAATCCAAGTAATCCAAACTTCTTGCACCCCAATAAGTTTCAATTAAACTTTTCTAGGTTACCTAACGTACAATATTTCTGTCAAGCAGTTGCAGTGCCAGGTATATCGATGTCTGAAGCTATTCAACCAACTCCTTTTATAGATGTGTATGCACCCGGTGAAAAAGCAATATACGATCTACTTAACGTGACGTTTTATGTTGATGAGGATTTAACTGCGTGGAAAGAAATACACGATTGGATCCGTGCAATGACTTTTCCTGAGAAGTTCGAAGAGTATCAGCAGTTAAATAGACTATCTAGAAATCAAGGTAACCCAAACAAACCACAATACTCAGATGGTATGTTGACATTATTATCATCATCAAATAATCCTTTGCATAGATTTAAATTTTATGATTTATTTCCTATTTCATTATCGACTTTTGTTGTAAACACGACAGATTCTCCCGAAACTATTATCACAGCAGATGTAACATTCCGCTTCTCCTATTACGACATAGAAAAAGTTTAAATATTACTTGACACTTATCTTGAATAGCGTTATACTATATACTTAGTAAAAAATTACGCTTTAAACCTGTGAGAGTCATTAATGAACAAACTTGAAGAACTTTTAGAGATGTGGCAAGTAGATTCTGTTATAGATAAAACAGAACCAGGTAAAGCTTTGCTAGATATCCCAAAACTGCATAGTAAGTATTTGAATATAATTTCTAGATACAGGCTATTATCAAAAGAGTCTGAATTTAAAATATCCAAGATGCGAAGATTAAAGTGGGAATATTACACTGGTAAATTGGACCAATCAACACTTCAAAAATACGGCTGGGAACAATTTCCATATACTTTAAAATCCGAAGTTTCTACATATCTTGAAAGCGATGAAGATATATTTAAACTGATAGCGCATAAAAAAATGCATGATGAGATTATCGAAGTGTGTGGTAGTATATTGAAAGAATTGAGTGCAAGAACATTTCAACTGAGAGATTTTATTCAGTGGGAAAGATTCATTCAAGGCGCGTAATGTCTGATTATAAAATATCAAAAATAAATGAGGCATACGTTAAGGTAGAATGTGACAAAGGTTTTGCACGTGAATTGTCAGAGTATTTTACATTCTACGTTCCTAATTATCAATTTTCACCACAATTTAAAAAGAAGTTGTGGGATGGTAAGATTCGTTTATTAGACTTAAGAAACCAGTCACTATATCATGGTTTAGTTCCTTATGTTGTGAGATTTTGTGAAGATAGGAAATATTCACTTTCAATAGACGATGATGTAGTTCTTACGGACAATTTTTCTTTGATAGAAGCCCAGGATTTTATTGACGAATTAAAATTACCCTATGAAGTGAGAGACTATCAATTAAACGCTTTTGTTCAAGCTATCCGTAATAAACGACTACTGATATTATCTCCAACAGGTTCAGGTAAATCACTAATCATTTATTTAATTATTAGTTTACTTCAATCCACACACAGTAAAAAAGGTCTTTTGGTTGTTCCTACAACCTCACTAGTTGAGCAAATGTATTCCGATTTTAAAGGATATGGTTATAATGTTGAAAAATATTGTCATAGGCAATATGCAGGAAAAGAAAAAGATACAGCGCACTTTTTAATTATAACGACATGGCAATCTATTTACGGTAGAGAACCTGAGTATTTTGAGCAATTTGAGTTTGTGATTGGTGATGAAAGTCATTTGTTTAAAGCTAAATCACTATCTTCCATTATGTCTGGTTTAATTAACGCTAAGTATAGAATAGGCACAACAGGCACTTTAGATGATACACAAACACATAAACTAGTCCTAGAAGGTTTGTTTGGCCCAGTTTATCAAACAACAACGACTAAAGAGTTGATGGATAATAATCATCTTTCAAAATTAAAAATAAAATGTTTGATGTTAAAGTATCCTAAAGATGTTTGTAAGTCATCTAAAAAATGGGAATACAAAGACGAGATTGATTATTTGGTGTCTAATATTAATAGAAACAAATTCATTAAAAATCTTGCTTTATCGTTACATGGTAATACGCTAGTTTTATATAATCTGGTTGAAAAACATGGCAAAGAATTATATGAAAATATTAAGAATAGTGCACATAAAGACAGAAGAGTTTTTTTAGTCTACGCAAAAGTAGATGCTGAAGAACGTGAAGCAATCAGAGCAATCACAGAAAAAGAAAAAGATGCTATTATTGTAGCCTCTTACGGCACTTTTAGCACTGGTATTAATATAAAAAACCTACATAATGTTATATTTGCTTCACCATCAAAATCTAAAATTCGTAATCTACAGTCCATTGGTAGAGGTTTAAGAAAAGGTGATGATAAAGATTACGCAACATTATTTGATATTTCAGACGATTTTAGAGTTGATTCACATGTCAACTTTACATTAAAGCACTTTGCCGAAAGAGCTAAAATATACGATTCTGAAAAATTTGAATACACTTTCTATAATATTGAACTGATGAAAAATGGACAAAATTAAAATAGTTAGACTTCAGTCTGGTGAAGATGTTTTATGTGAATACACCGAAAGTGATGGTGGTTTTGTTACGCTTTCAAATCCATTTTGTTTTATCATTAGACGAAGCGGAGATTATAAGTCTAAAATACTTATGACTCCATGGTTACCTATTGATGTTATAGAGCGTAATGTAACGCAAGTATACACAACAGATATCTTAACTATAATGACACCAACGAAAGTCATTAAAGAGTATTATCATAAGATGGTTTTTGAATACTATAACGGACCATCTGATTTACCAGAAGTTGAACATCCAGATAACATCTTATTGGAAAATGATTTAATTGATACAGAAGAGTTTTATGATGATTATTTGGATGAAGAAACAC